AGAAATGGAAATATGGCAATTCTTAAGGGCGCTATTTATTTAAAAGTTGCACAAGAAATAAGAGAAGGAGATATTGGTGTTCATTTAGCAGTATCTATGTCGAGCGACAACGGATCTTATTCTGAAGATTTAGGCGAGGTATTTGTAGAATTCGGAAACGAATTTGTTATATCCACTTTATTTTCAGTTGAATTTCAACAGGAGTATTAAAATGAGAAAACCACCCTTAAGCCGATTGTTGTTAAAGCAGTTGACACAAGCTTTCGATAGTTTTTTAGACTCCGGCATGGATACTCACGTTACTAATCCTGCTTGGAAAGAACTATGCGACGATTTTCAATATATAAAAATCCATCTTAAAAGATACCCAGTAAAGGAAGAGGAAACCAATGACAAAAAAAGTTAAGAAACTGTACGACTATGCAAAAGAGTTTGATAGCCCTAACGATAGAGGATTTACGAAAAAGATAAGTAACTATATTGAGGGCGAACTCGGAGGAGCTGTTAGCTTGTACAACGATAACAATGCCGGTTATGTTGCTATCCGTTGGAAGAGATTTGATGAAAAATCTCATGAAGTACTATATTTCATGCAAAAGTTCTCGTTCCAGGAATTAGAAGCTGTTGTCAATCCTGAGACAATTGCACAGAAGTTTGTAGAATTGTACAAACGTGATAAAGAAGCAAAGAAAAATGAGTGATAACGAATATGTTGGCGTTGGGCTAAAGCATAACGGGGAATATATTCTGAAAAAATTTACTCTACCAGACAATCGAGAAAATAATTTAGATGAAGCCCAGTGGTATTTCTTGTGGTATGTTTGTCCCAGTTTTTGTGAGGATAGTCTGGTACTGAGATTCGAAGATGTCCTAACTCTTTTGCTATAAAGGAGAATGAAAATGGATTTAGTTAAAAAGATTAATGAACTTTTCGGAATCGGAGAAGATCCTAAGAAAGCTAGATATAAGGCTCACCCAGAACGCCAGTCAAAACATATGGGTTTGAAGTTCAGACTGACAAAAGCTTATAAGGATGATAGGCAAAAGGCGCCTAAAAATCGTCGAAAATATGGCAGACGGAAACGAAAATAAGGAAAAATCTGTTACACTTTTTGTTACGTTGTGACACTTTTTTGTAGGACTTTCTTAAATTTTATAAAAAAATAAAATTTTTGTTACGAAAAAGTGTCACAATGTTACACTTTTTTAAAAAAGTGTAACAGGTTTTTTAGGCTTTTTTAGAGGTTTTTGAGCGTGACTTTTACTTTTTTTTTCGATTTTTAGGGGTTTTGTTACGTTGTTACACTTTTTTACCCCAACTAGTGCGTAGGAAAAAAATGCATTTTTAAAAAGTTTTAAAAAGGGGTTAAAAAGTGTAACACTGTCACAAAAATGTAACAAAAGGAGAAACGATGGATTTTTATCAGATCAAAGAGAAGAGTAGTAAAAGTGGCATTATAGAGATTTATCCAGACTTCAGAGTAACAAGATCAAAGGATCTGATGATACGTGGTAAATCTTTTTATGCCATATGGGATGAAGAAGCTGGTCTGTGGTCCACCGACGAGTATGATGTACAAAGATTAGTGGACAAAGAGTTATTAGCGTATAAGAATAAACTAGCCGAGAGCACAAAGGATGTTATTCATGTTAAATACATGAGTGAGTTTTCAACTAAAGCTTGGGCTGAGTTTCGAAATTACATGGCTCACGTTTCTGATAATTCCCATCAACTTGAAAATTTAACTTTCTTGAATACCGAAGTTAAAAAGAAGGATTATGTTAGTAGACGTCTGCCATATTCTTTAGAAAAAGGAGACTGTGAAGCATATGATGAAATTATCTCAACCCTCTACGATCCAGAGGAATGTGCAAAGCTTGAATGGGCTATTGGGTCTATCGTCGCAGGGGATGCTAAGGATGTACAAAAATTTATTGTGCTCTATGGGGAAGCGGGAACTGGAAAATCGACGTTTCTCAATATTATCCAAAAATTATTTGAAGGGTATTATACAACTTTCGAAGCGAAATCCTTAACTGGATCTAGTAATAATTTCTCTACGGAAGTCTTTCGAGATAATCCTTTAGTTGCTATTCAGCATGATGGAGATCTTTCAAAGATAGAGGATAATACAAAACTTAATAGTATAGTCTCTCACGAGATGATGACTATGAATGAAAAGTATAAACCTAGTTATACAGCTAGAGCAAACGCCTTCTTATTCATGGCAACAAATAGACCAGTTAAGATAGGTGAAGCTAAATCCGGGATCATTAGGAGATTGATTGATGTAAGACCATCTGGCAAAAGAATTCCTGTTGTTAAATATCATTCACTAATGTCAAGAATAGACTTTGAATTGGGGGCTATAGCCAACAAGTGTCTGGAAATTTATAGGTCTATGGGGAAGAATTATTATTCTGGATATAGGCCATTAGATATGATCTTGCAGACCGACGTGTTTTTCAACTTCATAGAAGAAAATTTCTATATTTTCGAAAAGCAAGATGGTGTCAGTTTGTCACAAGCATATGAAATGTATAAAACATTTTGTAATGAGACACTAGTCGAATTTAAATTTCCAAGGCATAAATTCAGAGAAGAGCTTAAAAACTATTTTGAATCTTTTCATGATGTGACCCGCATCGATGGGAAGCAAGTTAGAAGCTATTACTCTGGCTTTATCAAGTCGAAGTTTGTATATAACACCTTCCAAAAAGAAGAGCATGCCAGTTGGATAGTTTTAGATAGTGATAAATCTATATTTGATGAAATAGGAAAAGATTTTCCAGCACAATATGCTTCAGCTAAAAATGAAATTCCATTAAAAACTTGGGATCGTGTGACAACCACTTTAAAAGATGTAAATACTAAGAAATTGCATTATGTGAAAGTTCCAGAAAATCACATAGTTATAGATTTTGATATCAAAGTGGATGGAGCGAAATCTGTTGAGATGAATTTAGAAGCCGCAACAAAGTTTCCCCCAACCTATGCTGAATATAGCAAAAGCCAGTCGGGTATTCATCTTCATTATATTTATACTGGTGATCTATCAAAACTAAGTAGATTGTATTCTGATGAAATTGAAATAAAGATTTTTAGTGGAGATTCTTCTTTAAGAAGGAAACTTAGTAAATGTAACAATCTTCCTATAGTATCCATAAACAGTGGATTGCCTTTGAAAGGAGAAAAGGTGATTAATTTTAGTTCTGTGAAAACAGAAAAAGGACTCAGAGAGTTAATAAAAAGAAATCTTTTGAAGGAAATCCATGCAGCAACAAAACCCAGTGTGGACTTTATCTATAGTATTTTAGAAGGTGCTTATAACTCTGGAATGGCATATGATGTAAGCGACATGCGGCAATCTATATTGGTTTTTGCCAGTAATAGTACAAATCAGTCTGATTATTGTATTAGTCTTGTTGGAAAAATGCATTTCAAATCAGAAGAACCAAGCTTAAATACAGAAAACTATTCAAGTGATCAATTAGTTTTCTTTGATGCAGAAGTGTTTCCAAACCTGCTACTAGTAAGTTGGAAATACCAAGGTCCAGAAAACAAATGTGTAAGACTGATTAATCCAAAAGTTAAAGACCTTGAAGATTTAATGAAGTTTAAACTTGTAGGATTTAATTGTCGCAGATATGATAATCATATTCTATATGCTAGATATATAGGATACACCATAGAAGAAATTTATAGTCTTAGTCAAAAAATTATAAATGATGATGGAAGAAGAGGCTTATTCAACGAAGCATATAATATATCCTATGCTGATGTTTACGATTTTAGTTCTATTAAGCAGAGTCTTAAAAAGTTTCAGATAGATCTTGGTATACATCATCAAGAACTTGGCTTTCCATACGATAAAGATGTTCCGGAAGAAAAATGGGATGAGGTTGGAGATTATTGTGACAATGATGTTATATCTACTGAAGCTGTTTTTAATGATAGAATGCAAGATTTTATTGCAAGAGAAATATTATGCGAACTTAGTGGATTAACGGTCAATGATACTACACAAATGCATACCGCCAAAATTATATTTGGAAATGATCCTAAGCCCCAAGACAAATTTGTCTATACAGATCTTAGTGAGATGTTTCCGGGATATAAATTTGAGAATGGTAAAAGTTATTACAGAGGAGAAGATCCTGGAGAAGGAGGATATGTTTATGCAGAACCAGGTTTCTATGAAAATGTGGCTTTACTCGATGTTGCTTCAATGCATCCTACTAGTGCCGAGATTCTTAACTTGTTTGGTCCCTATACTAGGAATTTTTCCGAAATTAAGAGAGCGCGTCTTGCTATTAAACATCGAGATTATGATTTGGCTAGAACTATGTTGGGTGGAGTACTTGAAAAATACCTTAAATCTACAGAAGATGCAGATGCTTTGGCATATGCGCTAAAGATTGTTATAAATATTGTTTATGGTTTAACATCTGCTAAATTTCCTAATAAATTTAGAGATGTAAGAAATATTGACAATATTGTGGCTAAACGCGGTGCTTTATTCATGATTGATTTAAAAAATGAGATACAAGAAAAAGGTTTCAAAGCCATTCATATTAAAACAGATTCGGTTAAGATTCCTGATGCGACGCCTAAATTTATAAAGTTTGTAATTGAGTTTGGTAAGAAGTATGGATATGAGTTTGAGCACGAGGCAACATACGAAAAGTTTTGTTTAGTAAATGACTCTGTTTATATTGCTAAGTATAAGGATGGTGACTGGATTGCAGTTGGATCTGAATTTGCTCATCCATACATTTTCAAAACTTTATTCACTAAAGAACCTATTACTTTTGAAGATAAATGCGAAGTTAAATCTGTATCAGCTTCTTATTTATATCTTGATATGAATGAAGATTTAGGAGATCAGCATAATTATGTCTTTATTGGAAAAACAGGATCTTTTTGCCCAGTCAAGAGTGGTTCTGGTGGTGGGATTTTACTTCGAGAAAAAGAGGGAAAATACTATGCTGTGACCGGGACAAAAGGCTATCGTTGGCTGGAATCCGAAGCGGTTAGAAAGTTAAAAAAGGAGAAGGATATTGATGAAGAGTATTATCGTAGATTAGTTGATGATGCGATATCACACATTCAAGAGTTTGTTGATTTTAATATATTTCAAGACTGATAAAAGGAGACAATATGGAAAGTCCTAAAGTACCACCTATTTCTATAGAAAACGCAAAAATTCTCTTTAGAAATTTTTCAGGAAAAGAAGGAAAATTTAATGCTAAAGGGCTTAGAAACTTTTGTGTTTTACTTGAGGATGATCTGGCTCAGAAGCTTATTAAAGATGGATGGAATGTGCGTTGGTTAGAGCCAAATGCGAAGTATGAGGAAAGACGAGCGTATTTGCAGGTAAAAGTACGTTTTGATAAATTTCCTCCAAGAATAATGCTTATTAAAAGTAAAGGGAAATCTAGGTTAGACGAAGAAAATGTTCATATTTTAGATTGGGCAGAATTCGAAACAGTTAATCTAATAATCAGTGGTTATTCTTGGGATGTAAGCGGAAAGACTGGAATAAAAGCATATCTGAAAAGGATGTATGCAACTCTTGTTGAAGATGAATTTGAAAAGTTGTATGAAAATGTTCCAGATAGTGCTCAATCAGCTCTGCTTGATCAAGATGATGACGAAGAGCTTCCCTTCGATTTATAAGTATCAAGAAATAGCAGCGAATAATTTAAGAACCGGCTCTATCCTTTGTGGTGGGGTCGGTTCTGGAAAAACTAGAACTGCTATTATGTACTATTATAGAAAAGAAGCATCTAAAAAGTTATATGTTATTACAACAGCAGCTAAAAGAGATACTCTTGATTGGGAACGAGAATATAATCATTTTAAGTTAAATTTTAAAATGACTGTTGATTCTTGGAATAACATTAAGAAATATATTGATGTTAAAGAGTCTTTCTTTATCTTCGATGAGCAAAGAGTGATAGGCTCTGGATCTTGGGTCAAATCTTTTCTTAAAATAGTAAAACAAAATAATTGGATTTTACTTAGTGCTACTCCTGGTGATACATGGATGGATTATATTCCAGTGTTCGTTGCTAATGGCTTTTATAAGAATAGAACCGAGTTTATTAGAAGACACGTTGTGTATAATTCGTTTGTAAAATTTCCAAGAGTAGATCATTATGTTGAAGAAGGAAGACTTGTACGTCTTAAAGAAAAAATTCTTGTTACTATGGCGTATGAAAGACCAACGATAAGAATTTCTAAGACTATTAATGTTGGTTACGATAAAGAAATATGGAATCTTGTTTCTATAAAAAGATGGAATCCTTATAAAAACAAACCAATAAAAGACATAAGCGAATTATGTTTTGTAATGCGAAAGGTTGTTAATAGCGACTCAACTAGGTTTATAAATCTTCTTCGTCTTATTCAAAAGCATAATAAAATTATAGTTTTTTATAATTTTAATTATGAGCTTGATATTCTTAGGCAAATAAAAAATGATCCAGATATTGTTTTTGCTGAATATAATGGTCATAAGCATGAGTCGCTTCCAGCAGGTCCAACATGGGTATATGCTGTTCAGTATACTTCCGGTTCTGAAGGATGGAATTGTATAGAGACAAACACAATAGTGTTTTACTCTCAAAACTATTCTTATAGAACAATGTTACAAGCTTCTGGAAGAATAGATAGATTAAATACTTCGTTTGCAAAGCTATATTATTATACTTTAAAATCGGATTCTTTAATTGATGTATCTATAAATAAGGCTTTAAAGAAAAAAGAGGATTTTAATGAAGAAACCTTTAAGCTCGCACTAAAAACATATGCTATAATGGAAGGAGAATGAAATTGTTTATTCTCCTTCTTCTTTTTGAAAAGGAGAAAACATGTTAGAAAGCAAGTTTCGAGTAGAATTGATAAGGGAACTTAGAAATATGTTTCCATATTGTATGATTGTTTTTAACAATCCACATGATATACAAGGATTCCCAGATATAACTATTTTAATCGGGGATAGATGGGCTATGTTAGAATGTAAAGCGAGTATAAATTCTCCGATTCAGCCCAATCAAGAATATTACATAGAATTAGCAAATAAAATGTCGTTTGCTAGATTTATTTATCCAGAAAATAAGGAGATAGTGTTAAATGAACTTTATGAAGCATTCCGATCTGATAGGTCAACACGCTTTCCTTAGCGGTAGCAAATATCACTGGATAAACTATGATGAAGAAAAGCTATCAGCAACGTATCTTAAATTTTTGGCTATACAGCGTGGAAACGAACTTCATGAGTTCGCTAAGCGCTGTATAGAACTAGGAATCAAACTTCCTAAAAGCAAAAAAGCATTTAACCAATATGTTAATGATGCTATAGGGTATAGAATGACTCCTGAGCAGATTCTTTATTATTCTGATAATGCTTTTGGAACAGCTGATGCAATCTCTTTCAGAGACAAGTTACTAAGAATTCATGATTTAAAAACCGGCGTTAGTCTTGTTTCTATGCATCAATTAGAAGTTTATGCTTCTTTGTTTTGTTTAGAATATGAAGTTGAGCCTAAACAAATCGATATAGAATTAAGACTTTATCATAATGATGAAATATTAATCGATTCTCCAGACCCAGAACATATTTTTGATATCATGAATAAGACTATTATTTTTGATAGAAAAATAGAAAAGCTTAAGGAGGAAAGTTCTCATGCCTGAAGAAATAAAACATATAGGAACTCCTAGGCATTCTGGAAGATATCCTTGGGGATCGGGTAAAGATCCTCAAAGAAGCAAAGATTTTATATCTTATGTTAAAGAATTAAAAAAGCAAGGCCTTAACGAGACTCAAATAGCTGAAGGTTTAGGAATTAAGCCTACTAAATTAAGAGCCAGATATGCTGCTTCTGTAATAGAAAAAAGAGCAGCAGATTCTTCTTTTGCATTTAGGTTAAAAGAAAAAGGATATTCTAATGTAGCAATTGGTAAAAGAATGGGCATTAATGAGTCCAGTGTTAGATCTCTTTTAGATGAATCTATCATAGAGAAGACAAAGATGTTAGAAAACACTGTTGGTGTTTTGAAAAACAGTGTTGATACTAAAGGGTACATTGATGTTGGTGCTGGAGTTGAAACTCATTTGGGAGTTTCTAGAACAAAGTTAGATACTGCAGTATCTATGTTACAGGATAACGGATATGAGGTAAAATATTTTAAAGTTCGACAGGTTGGAACAGGAAAAGAAACTTCTTTTAAAGTTTTAGCTCCTCCAGGAACTTTAAATAAAGATTTCTATGATAATTTAGATAAAGTAAAAACTGTTTATGATTTTTCAGAAGATAAAGGAAGAACTTTCAATCATATTGTTCCGCCTAAAAACGTTGATAGTAATAGAATCTTTGTCAGGTATAAAGAAGATGGTGGATCAGACAAAGATGGTATTATAGAACTTAGAAGGGGTGTTAATGATCTTTCCTTAGGAAACAACAGATATGCTCAAGTTAGAGTTGCCGTTGATGGAACTCATTTTATGAAGGGAATGGCTATACATTCAGATAACATTCCTGATGGATATGATATTGTATATAATGTTAATAAACCTAAAGGAAGTCCAAAGGATAAAGTATTCAAGCCAATGAAAGATGAAGATCCTACTAATCCTTTTGGAACCACCGTCAGACAAAAAAGTTATATGGATTCTAAAGGAAAAGTTCAACTTTCTCCATTAAATCTTGTTAATGAAGAAGGAGAATGGGCGACTTGGTCTAAGAATCTTAGTTCTCAATTCCTTTCTAAACAGATTCCATCTGTAGCCAAGAAGCAATTGAAATTAGCATATGATCTAAAAGAAGAAGAATTTAATGAAATAATGAGTCTAACAAATTCTGCTGTTAGAAGAAGGCTTCTTCAAACTTTCTCTGATGAAACTGACTCTGCTTCTGTTCATTTAAAAGCTTCGGCTTTTCCTGGGCAAGGAACCCATGTTATTCTACCAGTAAGCTCTTTAAAAGAAAATGAGGTATATGCTCCAAGATTTCGTCAAGGAGAAGTTGTAGCTTTGGTAAGACATCCTCATGGTGGAATATTTGAAATACCAGAATTAGTTGTTAATAATCGCCGCCCAGAAGCAAGGAAACTTCTAGGGCAGGCAGAGGATGCTATTGGTATAAATCCAAAAGTAGCTCAACAGTTATCGGGTGCAGATTTTGATGGCGATACCGTTATTGTAATACCAAATAGATCTGGTGCTATTAAGACTTCTCCTCAATTAAAAGCATTAAAAGATTTTGATCCTAGACTTTCTTATAAGGGTTATGATGGAATGAAAACCATCAAGCCAAGAACTAAGCAAACTGAAATGGGAAAAATTTCTAATCTTATTACTGATATGACAGTAAGAGGAGCTAGTCAAGATGAAATTGCTCGTGCTGTTAAACATTCTATGGTTGTTATTGATTCAGAAAATCACAAACTAAACTATAAACAATCTTATATAGACCATGGAATAGCTTCTTTAAAAGAAAAATATCAAGGTAGCGATAGATCTGGAGCATCAACATTAATTTCTAGAGCTGCTTCTGAGATTCGAATTAATGAAAGAGAAGCTGGAAGATATCTAATAAATCCTAAGACTGGAAAATCTAGAAAATTTTATATAGATCCAGAAACAGGTAAAAAACTTTATACAGAAACAGGAAGAACATTTACTGTTTCTAAGAAAAAAGTTGTAGATCCTTTAACTGGAAAAAAAGTATATGTTGATATCGATCCCAAAACAGTAACTGCAAAAACTAAGATTACTAGAATGGAAAGAGAGGATGATGCTTTTGCATTGTCTTCTGGTTCGAAGATAGAATCTGTATATGCAGATCATGCTAATGCTTTAAAGAATTTAGCTAACAGAGCAAGAAAAGAAATGGTTAATACACCACCCATTACTTATTCTGAATCAGCAAGAAAGACGTATCGAAAAGAAGCAGATTCTTTAAAGAATAAATTAATATTAGCTTATAGAAACAAGCCCTTTGAAAGACAAGCACAACTACTTGCTAATAAGATGGTCTCCATGAGAAAGAAAAGCAACCCCGATATGGAAGAGGATGAATTAAAAAAGATAAGAGGTCAGTCTTTGACAGAAGCACGAATAAGAACTGGTGCTGGAAAACATCTTATTGAGATTACAGATAGAGAATGGGAAGCTATTCAAAGTGGCGCCATTAGTGACCATGCATTGTCCCAGATCCTATTAAATTCAGATCTTAAAGCTTTAAAATCAAGAGCTACACCAAGATATGATACTTTAATGTCATCTACTAAAACACAGCGTGCACAGTATCTATTTGACATTGGGCATACACAATCAGAAATAGCAGACATGTTGGGTGTTTCTGTAAGTACCTTAGAAAAGGCTCTTAAATAAGGAGTTATCTATGTCTGATAACATTAATAGTAATAATGATAACAATGATGTTAATGATGTTAATGATGTTATGTTAACAACATTAGATAATCCTTTTAATCCTTTTAGTCAATACAACGAATGGTTTAGTTTTGACATTGAAAAAGGTTATAACACTTGCTCTTATCTAGCTGAGATTGCTAAAACTTCAGATGAATTAAGCGAAAAAGATGAAGCCATCGCAATAGAAAAAGCTATTGATGAGATAATTATGTATTGTCCTTTAGGAAATTACATAAAGGTAACCAAAGAAAGTTTTAAAGAAAGGTTTAAGGGGATAATTTAACTACCATAGGGGGGGTCTCGCAAAAGATACCCCCCTTGTTGTT